GCTCCCGTCCCGTGCGTGGTACTGAGGACGATGGGCGGAGGAGCCGGGTAGTGCTTGCCGCCGTCCGTCACAACCAGTTCGCTGACGACCGACTGGTTGAGGTAGGACTGGGCCTTTGCGGCCCGATAGCCGGCCGGAGGAGATGCGGGGGCGGTGAACGTCACGGACGGGGCGGCGTTGTATACGGCACCGGGCTTGTGAACATCGGCGCGGGCGACGTAGTACCGCTTCGTGGTGTTCAGCGTGATCGTCGGTGCGGTCGCTGGGGGCACGATGCCAGCGTTCGTGGATGTGCCGACCCCATTCCATCGCTTGGGCTGGATGCCCAATCCCTGCGCGATAATCAGTTCGCCGTAGCGACCCTGCGCGCACGAAATCGGATGCGACGTACTGAAGCCGGATGCAATGACGGTCACGACGGCGGCTCCCCTGCGTGGTCGTGGAACGTCCCCGTGTAACTGCTCTGCACCTGCCCAGAGGACGGAGACAGCGATGGGTCAATGGGGCTCGACAGGGCTGTGCCGTACGCTGGCGTTGCCAATGACCGCACTTGTCCAGAAGCGTCCAGGACAATCATCTTGGCGGCGTTGCCGAAGATGTATGGATAGCAGTCCCGGATTTCTGGGGCCGCGCTCGCGAACGACACCGGCCGCATGCCGCCGCGACTGGTGAGTTGGCCGGGAGTTGCCGTGACGATATTGGTCTGCTCGACGGCAGCGCCCGCAGGGATGGCATACGGGCTGGCGTTTGTGACCAGTCCTGCCCACATCGCTTCGGCCACGACTACACCCCCGTGTCTGCGCCCGAAGGCGAGTAGTACCCAAGTGAACGCGGGCCGCTCACAACGATGCCGTCTGGGCGAGTACCACTGAGCGGCGCCACCACGTCCGCCTCAAAGGCCATCCGCAGGTCGCGGGCGTAGACGGTCAGCGATCCCTCGACGTTCTTGCCCATCATCTTGGCGACCCACACCTCTGCACCGGACAGCACTGCCGTGAACATGGTGTCGCTCACGTCGAGGTAGTCCGACACGACTGTCTTGGCGTTGGCGGGCGGTGTGCCCACCAGACTTCCTGCGACCCCGATGATTTCTTCGGCCGTGAACGGGTTGATCCCCGCTGGCCCCTCCGGAAAGGCGGTGGCCGTGCCGTAACGCTTCACCAGCCCCGTCGTGGACAGCGATCCATTCCGGCTCGCTGCCTCGTAGCCCATGTACCGCAGTGGGGCAGGCTTCCGCCGGTAGGTGTAGGTCAGCGTTTGCGTGATGTCCGGGTCGCCGACGACCTTCAAGGCCCAGCGGTCGTAGAGCGTCGGATGCTTGACGACGGTCCACAGAATGGGCGAGTTGAGTTCCGGCAGCACGACGTTGAGTCGCGTCCACTCCATCGGCGTGACGTACTTCACAGACGACGGACTCGTCACGGGCGGGATGATGGAATCCACGTTCCGCACATTCGCCGGCAGCGTGTAGGTGAAGCCGGGACCGCCGCCGGCGTCGGGCGTGGTCAGGGTGGCTGTCGTGACGTGCCAGTTCCAGTCGCGGGCGTGCGTCACGTCGCGGTGGGCGTGGTGTGCAGCGGCCCGCAGCAGGCGATGCTCGCTGTCCTGAGCCCCGCCGCCAACGGAGTTCATCAGGTACTCTAGAATGTCCTGCCCGCAGTAGTACATCGACGCCCCCTGCGTGACCGGATAATCAGCCCTTCACGCTCACGCGGAACGTCGCCGTGCCCGCGTTCGTCACCGCCACGATGAACGGAGCGGCGAACAGGGCATCTGGCAGCGTGTAGGCGTTGTTGGCCGCAATGGTCGTGGTCACGCCCGAGCCGTCCGCATTGAGCGGCACGGGCGTGAGTTCCGGGCCGAAGGCGACATGCCACGTAAGCGTCGTGGCACTGGACACGGCGTCCACGATGAGCACGCCGCCGGCTGCGGCAGCGAACGGAATCTTGGGGCTGGTGCTGGTGCTGTTCGTGGCGACGAACGTGCCCGTCACGGAGTTGAGTCGCTCGATCTTGTTCGGCATTACTTCTTCTTCCTTTTCCAGTGGGGCACGATGCGGTCCTTCACCTTCTCGATGGCCTCGCCACGCTTGAGTTTCGGGTTGTTCTTCATCTCTTCCCGGACATGCTCACGCAGGATGCGGGGGTTGATGTCCACTTCCTTCGGCGGCCCCTTCTCCGGCGGCACGTAGTCCACGATGCCGTGAACCTCCAGGTCGCGCTTCTTGGCGACCCGCAGAATGTCGGCGGTCGAGTCCACCCACGCCTCCGGGTCGCGGTGGCCCCGCTTGTCCGCGATGCCGCCCATGTAGAACTTGCCGGTGGTGTTGATCCCGGCGGCGCGGGCTTGCCCAATCAGCCAGTCCGCCTGCTTGCGGGGAATGTTGTTGAGCCACTCGCCACCCAGCCGACCCTGCATGAAAGCCCGGTCGCTGCCTCGCGTGCCAGGAGGCTGACGCAGGGCGCACATGGCCGCAAACCGCTCCGTCTGCCCGTCCGCAATGAGGCGGGCGTAGTGCGTGCGGACCTCCGCACTGGAGGCGGCAATCTCTGGCGGGAGTTGAATGGCAGTTTTCATGGCACCTATAGGTTCTTGTCCTGTCACGGCTGCATCTCGGGCGGCACCTGCGGGGGCGGACCTTCTGGCATCGGTGGCGGCTGATCGGGTGCGGCACCCTCTGGGCCAGCAGGCGGACCTGGAGGCATTCCAGGAGGGCCGGGAGGAGGAGGCGGTGGCGGCGGAGGCGGAAGCAGGTACGGCTTGGCGTCGATGTCCAGGCTGTCGGCCCAGTCAGAAATCAAGGCGTTCAGCGGATCCACCATCCCCATCGGAACCAGCCCTTGCAGGATCGGGCCAAGCGTCTGGAGTGCCGCCTGCATCTGCTCGACGCGGGTGGCCTTGTTGGGCTTGCGGGCTGACCCCGCCTCTACCCGGTACTCAAACTCACGGGCCACCGTCGCCGGGTCCATGCTGGCGATGTGCTGGCCCCATGCGGCAGCCCCCAGCGGACCGACGATGGACTCCACGTCCTGCGGCCGGAGCAGCCACCGGGCTGCCAGCGCCTCGCGGCGGGCCAGAAGGCTCATGGAGTCCTCCAGTCGATTCGCCATGTCGTCCGGACGAACAGACAGTTGCTCCGCCTTCACGTTGGCCTCTGTGGCACTCCGTATCTGGCTCGACGACATAGCGTACGCGAGTTCGGTGAGGCCAACGCGCTTGTCGAACTGCTGGGCAACAGCGTCCACGATACGCCACAACTCCGGCGACACCTCCGGCAACTGGAACACCGAGATGAGGTCGTTGACGCTCCGTCCAAGCGTCTCGCTGATCTCCACGACCTTGAAGCCCTTTTCGGACTGCGACAGGATTTGATCCTTGATGTCCTGGTCCGCAGCCTTGCTCACGCCAAGCAGCGTCTCGCAACTAGTGGCGACACGCTGGGCGATGAACGACATCGCGAAGTTCAAGAACCGCAGTTCGCCGATGCCCGGCTTGATGTGGCTGATCGGCCACACGTAGCCCGGTTTGCGGTGGAAGTCGAGGGCCACGAACGGCCAGCCATTGGCCTCCGCCCAGAACGGGATCGGCCACTGCACGGCACGGAACAGTCCCGGAGGCATGCCGGTCGCCTCATCGACCTGCTCCTCTAATGCCGCTGGCGGCATGTTGAGCGGGTGCGGGATGCCCTCGCAGACGACGATGTAGCAGTTGTCGCCTACGGAATCGAACGTGCCGACCAGTTCCTTCGGCATGTCCTTGAGCCGGTCGCCCAGTCCCGTCTTGCTCCAAATCTTCCAGTAGGTGACCAGTTCGTTGGACTTGCCAGCCTTGCGTCCCTTGTAGGTCTGGTCGTCCTCCGTGAAGATTTGGTTGTCACCTTCGCCGTCAATCGGCTTGGCGCCGTCCAGGTGGCCCTTGAGTTGGTCGCGATCCAGCCCGTACTGGCGCGCCACCACGTCGATTGGGTGCGTGCATCTCCGGGCGCACCATGTGATGTCCTCGATCTCGGTGGCGTCCGGATCGAGAGTGAAGTTGTCCACGCTGTCGGCAAACGACCCGATGATGCCGATGTCTGAGCCTGGAATCGTAACCATCTCGGTCCACCACACGCCCATGCCCTTGATGATCGCCTCATCCACGACGCGACGGCTGTGCGTCTTGAGGTCGAGTTCGTTGGGCGTGTAGTTCAGATACCGCTCCATCAGCAATGCGGCGACCTTGCGGACTTCCGAGCGCTGCATCGTCTCCTGCGCCGCCTGCTGGTAGGCCATCATGGACTGCTCGTCCGCAACGCCCACGAGTTCCGGAGACACGAACGGGTACTTGGCCGGCGTCACCGTCCGCACCGGGTTGCGGTGGTAGATGACGCTGCCAAACAACTTCACGGCCTCAAACACGCGATTGACCTGCATGCGAAACGCAGGCGGGGCGATGGTCCGGTTGTAGCCGTACTCGTGGCGGGCGTAGGTGTCCTTCCAGAACCAGTTGTGCGGCCCGTCGAAGAACGACATGGCCTCCCGGCCGTCCTCCGTGAAAGGACGCTTGTGCTTGAGAGACAGTTCGATCTTCTTGAGCCACCC